CGATGTATAAAAGAAATAATGTCAGTAAAAGAATTAACAGATGGAGAAATACACGATTTAATTATTAACAAGACAACTGATGCTGACATGATTAAACAAGCACTAAGAAAGGCACAAGAGAAATGATAACTAACGAAGAAATACACAACATTTATTTGCATCAAAGCGGTGTAGCAGAAGGTCTATCTAGGGCTGGAGCAGATGCTGATTTTCCTGTGCTATTCGCCAATGCTCTACTGGAGTTTTACGAATCAAAAAAGGCACAAGAGAAATGATAGAAAAAATAATTGAACCACAGTCTTTAGACAATGATGTTGCAGTTATGAAAATATTACAGTTAATGGGGCAGTTGACTCCTAACGATATTGAGTACGTTTTAAAAGTAGCTAAACAAGTTTATGATGCTATTGCTCTTGGAGATACATATGCGAATCCTTGAAATTATAGTTATAACTTTGTTATTATTTTTAGTTATTTATTTAGCTTGTTTTTATGGGCGTACTGAGTCTAGAGTATATGTATGTTCTGAAGTTGGATACCCAGTAGCAATTGATGTACCCCAAGAAGTTATAGAAAAATGCAGAAAGGCAAAAAAATGGCACTAAAACCAAAGTTAGCACCAAAAAAGAAAACAACCGTTAAGGATACACTCGGCATTTCAGTACAGATAATTAAGGAGAACGCAGATGGCTCAGCCAATGCTCAAGTTACGTTTAGTAAAGAAGGACTCGAAACCCTTGTACAGTGGGGTCTTGTTAGCATGCTTGCCGCAGCAGTTGATGAGTACCGAGTTAAACCCGAGGAAGATAGCCAAGTTGATACTAGACGCACTAGACCAACCGAAGCCAAGCCTGTGGCGAAAAAGAGGGCAAAGAAATGACAGGTAAAATTCTGCCCTTCACAGGGGAAACAACCGAAGATGTTGACGCCGACAGCGTATTGCAAAGCAATATTGGTGAGTATGAGTGCGTGGTAATGATTGGCTACACTCATGGCGGCGCAGAACGGTTAGTATCTAGCACAGGGGACTCGGCTTTGATGGTGTGGCTACTAGAAAGAGCTAAGAAAACAATACTTGAACATGCTGATCTGGATGATGAATGGGAACATTAATAGACTATGCTGAGTTTTTATTAGAAGCTCGAAAGAACCTAAAAGATTTTGAGGATAACTTTTTGAACCGTAACTTTAAAGAAGCACAGATGCACGCAGAATCAGCGTTAGTTAATACTAGGTTGATATGCTTAACCGTTAAAGAAAAAATGCAATGAAACCTATTACTTGGTCGTATTCGTCGCTTGGATTATTCCAGCAATGCCCAAAGAAATACTACCATTTGCGGGTATTAAAAGATATTGTTGAGCCACCCACTGAAGCGATCATGTTTGGGAAAGAAGTGCATAAAGCGGCAGAAGACTACATCGGTAAGGGGACACCAATCCCTGAGAAATACAAATTTATCGAACCAGTTCTCAATATTCTTAACGCTATGCCGGGAAAAAAATTGGTTGAATATCGCATGGGACTGACCAAAGATTTAAAAGCATGCGACTTCTTTGATAAAGACGTTTGGTTCAGAGGTGTAGGAGACTTGGTTATATTAAACAATGATGTTGCTAGTGTGATTGACTATAAAACAGGGAAGTCCAGTAAGTACGCCGACACTAAACAGTTAGAACTTATGGCTCTTGCAATCTTTAAACACTTTCCTGAGATTACTAAAGTAAGGGCGGGGCTGGCATTTGTTGTCTGCGAGGATTTTGTTAAAGCCGACTATAAAATAGAAGATTCGCCTAACTTTTGGTTACGCTGGATACAGGAAACGGATCGGTTAGAGGCCGCACATAAGACTGGTGTATGGAACGCCAAACCAAACTTTACATGCCGAGGCTTTTGCAAAGTAATGGAATGTGAACATAATGGGAAAGGACAATATAGATGAGTATGGCAGAAATAGGTATATATAAAGAAGCGGCAAACAGGTGGAGGGGCTTTGTAGATGCAATGCACACTAATAAAAACTTGCCTGCAACAGAAGAACAAAAAACTTTTATGACCTTATGGTATGCGGAAAATTCTGACCCCGCATTTATTAACGAAAGAACGATGTTATGGAAGTGGCTGGTGCAGATGGCATTTATAGATGGCTACGAAGCTGGATTTACCGACAGAATATTTAAAGGTGATGTGTAATGAATGAAGAAGAATTAAGATGTTGGTTTGCTGGCTGTGCTTTAGTTGGTTTAACTATGCGTGGTGAGGCTTGGGGTCCAGATGAACCGTGGGAAATAGCCGACGATTTGTTAGCAATTCGCAATATAGAACCTGAGCAAGAAATAGGTATTGTTGCGGCTAAGCCAAAGCGAAAAACTAAAAATGCGTAGATTAAGAAAAGGAATTATTTTGTTTGGGGAGGTAGTGTTAGAAACCCTTAGACATTTACCGCCAACTATGCCCGAATTTACCAAAATAACTCAATATGCTTATATACCTAGTTTACGACGAGAACCAAGACCTGATGCGAAAGGTCTCAAGGCGAGAAGAAGCAAGGCAAATTGTAAACGGGAAAGCTGGGTGGACGTTCAAACAATTACGCTCGAAGAAAAAACTAATAGATTTGGAAAGTTTTGAGGAGGCATTATTTTGACAGACCCAGTTAATAACCCAGTGCATTACACCGACCACCCGTCGGGGATAGAGTGTATACAAATTACTGAGCATATGAACTTTAATCTTGGTAATGCTATTAAATATATTTGGCGTGCCGCTTTAAAGGGCAAGCATTTAGAAGACTTAAAAAAGGCTATGTGGTACATACATCGTGAAATCGAAAGGATAGAAAAATATGGGAAATAAACCGTTATTGACTTTGCCAGTAAGAGCCGAGATAAAACCAGCCAATCCTGATTGGTATCCGCCGTGTTTTGAAACTAAAGAAAAATACGCCGACTACATATGGACTGTGGCTAGAGTAGGGCAACCTATGGATTGCGATAATTATTGCATGGATTGCACGCATGAATATAAAATTGACATGCTAAAAGAAAAACGTTGCGAACACCCCGAGACTATATTTGTAGACTGGCGTACGCTATACAAAGCCCCCGAAGTAGAAGGTAGGCTTATAACGAATCAAGATGAAGCAGATGTAATTGGCATATCAAATGCAAGTAAATTCTGGAGTAGCCCTTTATATGACTAATTTAGAACCAATCCCATTTGCTGGACATGTAGATATTGACCTTGAAGTAAGATATTTAGACGCTATTATTGACGAACTTTATGGCAAAAATGCTGAAAATGTGCCAAAATACGTGGTATTAGGCGATGGAAGCGTCTATATTTACCATAAAGAGGAAGAGCGCTATGCCTTACGTGAACAAACCCCGCCCCTACAAGAAAGAATATCAGCAACAGAAGAAACGAGGGGAGCAGCCAGCACGCAATGCTCGGGAGAGAGCACGTTACGAGATGGACAAGAAGGGCGTAGACAGGAAGGGGAAGGACATTGACCACACAATCCCTCTTTCAAAGGGCGGCACGAACGCTCCGTCAAACCTTAAGCTCAAATCACCAAGCGCCAATCGTTCGTTTAGCCGGAACTCAGACCACACAGTTAAAAAGAACCGACCGAAAAATGGAAATAATAAATAACAAAGCATTAGTTATTAACACTCGAAGACCGCATTTAGTAACAGAATGTATTAGAAAAAGTGAGATTGTAGAAACCGACGGGGACATGCACAAAGTTGTAGTGCATTGGGGTTTACAAGAAGCACAAGCGCTAACAAAATTAAAAGTACAAAAAGTCCCTTCACCTATCCATCGTGATTATGATTGGCCTGGGGTTTACCCTCCAATGTCACATCAGCGTGACACAGCTAATTTCTTAACTCTTAATCCTCGGGCATTTGTATTTAATGAACAAGGTACAGGCAAGACTGCTTCAGCTATATGGGCAGCAGATTATTTATTAAACCAAGGCGCTATCAAACGAGTTCTTATCATTTGCCCGCTATCTATTATGCAGTCGGCATGGCAAGCAGATTTATTTAAGTTTGCCGTACATCGCAAAGTTGATGTTGCTTATGGTGATCGTTTTAAGCGTAAGGCTATTATAGAAAGCGACGCCGACTTTATAGTAATTAATTATGACGGTGTTGAAATTGTCGCCGACTCCATTGCAGAGGGCGGGTTTGACTTAATTATTATTGACGAAGCCAATGCGTATAAAACTGTAACAACACAGCGTTGGAAGACCCTCAGCAAAATATTAAAACCGGATACTTGGCTATGGATGATGACGGGTACGCCAGCCGCTCAAAACCCCACCGATGCCTACGGCTTAGCCAAGCTTTGTGTGCCAGATAGAGTACCAAGATTTTTTGGGGCATTCCGTGACCAGACTATGATAAACATTAGTAAGTTTAAGTGGATGCCAAAACCTACATCAAGTCAAGTAGTTTTTGAAGCTCTTCAGCCAGCAATTCGTTTTACTAAAAAAGAATGTTTAGATTTACCGGAGGTAACACATGTATTTAGGGACGCCCCCCTTACTGCGCAACAGGAGAAATATTATAAGCTCCTCAAAAAAGAAATGCTTATGGTCGCAGATGGCGAAGAAATTAGCACCGTCAATGCTGCTGTCAACCTTAGTAAACTTTTGCAAATCAGTGGTGGTGCTGTGTATTCTGATACCGGTGCTGTTATTGAGTTTGATGTTAGCAACCGCCTTCGGGTTATCACAGAAGTCATAGAAGAGTCAAGCAATAAGGTGCTTGTGTTTGTTCCTTTTACTCATACAATAGAACTACTCAGTGCGCATTTGAGAGGGGCAGGTATTATTTGCGATATCATAAATGGGGCTGTTCCAGTTAATAAACGGACCGAGATTTTTAAAAGATTTCAAGAGACAGATTACCCTAAAGTATTGATTATTCAACCACAAGCAGCGGCTCACGGCGTTACTTTAACTGCGGCTGACACCATCATATGGTATAGCCCTGTAACCTCCATAGAAACATATTTACAAGCTAATGCACGTATTGATCGCCAAGGGCAGAAGAACTCTATGACTGTGGTGCATATTAAGGGTTCTCCCGTAGAAGCTCGCCTTTATACAATGCTTCAAAATAAACTAAATGTACATGATAAACTAATAGACCTATACAAAAATGAAATTGAAGAAAGCAGTTGACAAAGTAAATAGTTGTGTTATTATAATTTAACGAACAAAGATTCGTAACAAAGAAAGAAAGGAAAGTATGTCAGATATAAGCGTAGATAAAGTCGTCGAAGTCTACATTAAGATTAGAGACGCACGGGATGAAGCTCGTAAAAAAGCGGACGAAATAGAAGCCGATTTTGAATCACAATTAAAAGTTCTTGAAGTACAAATGTTAGATGTATGCAAGTCTACTGGGGCAACAAGTCTTAAAACCCCATGCGGTACAATCATGCGTTCAGAAAAAAGGCGGTACTGGACTAACGATTGGGAAAAGTTTTATGATTTTATGTTTGAACATAATGTGCCCGAGTTGTTAGAAAAGCGCATACATCAAACAAACATTAAACAGTTTTTAGAAGAAAACCCTGATATGCTTCCGCTGGGTATAAATGTGGAAGCAGAACACTCGATAACCGTTAGGAGAAGCAAATGAGTGAAATCACTCTCTTTAGTCAAGATTTACCCGATTACTTAAAAAACGTACAGCTAGATGAAGTAACAAGAGCATTAGCAGGTAACGGCGGCAGTAAGCGTATTTCGTTGCGTGGCGGCAAGTTTCGTATGGTCGTTAATGGGGAAGAAATTCTTACAAGTAATAGCGACGCTTTAAATGTTGTTATTGTTAATGCGGCAAAAGATGTATCAAGGACTTTTTATGCTAAAGCTTATAATCCGAAAGAAGATGCTGCAATTCCAGATTGCTGGTCTAATGATGGCGTTACTCCTGATGCTTCGGTTACAACTGCTCAACACCATAATTGCACAGAATGCCCGCAAAATGTTAAAGGATCCGGTGCTGGCGGTGGTCGTGCGTGTCGTCATTTTAGACGCATTGCTGTTGTTCTTTCTGATGATGTCGGTGGAGATGTTTATCAGTTACAACTTGCATCTAAGTCTATCTTCGGTAAAGGGGATTTAAACCATATGCCATTTGAGCAATACGGCAAATATATTGGTTCGCAAGGTTGCAATCTAAACATGATGAATACTGAAATGCGCTTTGACCCTGATAGCGATACTGCTAAACTATTCTTTAAACCGCTAAAGTTTTTACCTCAAGACGTATGGGAAAAAGCTAAAAAGCAAGGCGAGACACCGTCGGCTAAAAAAGCAATCGAGTTTGTATTTACTAAAACCGATAAGCCAGCACAATTAGCCGCACCAAAACCAGCTATGCCGCCAGAAGTCACACCTGTTATTGAAGAGCCTAAAAAGCGGGTTGAGAAGAAAACCGAGCCAATTGTAAAAAAAGATCTTGATGCAATTATGGGTAACTGGAGCAAAGAACCAACATGAGTTTAAGAGGCTATAGCTATCGGCTTGTGAAAGCTAACGAGACGGCGGATTCTAAACATATCGGTGTTCGACTTGGTAGGTTTTGTATCGCTGCCGATATTCCAGTTGCACAAGTTGCAGATAAATTTAAAGTATCTCGCATGACTGTATACAATTGGTTTATGGGAATAGTGACGCCTCACAAAGTTATGGTAGCAAAAATAGAAAAGCTATTGAATAAATAGTTTACCCCCGGGGCAGCTAGTTTGACGGAACGAAAAGGGAGATGCCGAATCCCCTGCTGCCCTTCCTTTCTTCGGATTTTGAGGTGATATGGCAACGACAGACTTATTAAATGCAGTGCTACCCCCGGAAGGGTGGTATTGCATCGTCGGTTTAAATCAAGAGGGGCGCCCAAAACAAACGTTTGTTCAGACTATTGCTGAAGCAGAGACTGAAATAACAAACCTAGTTAACAATAATTATGACGCTTATTTTGCTTGTGCTAAGTATGAGAATGATCAAGACGGTCGCACTCAAAAGAACAGCGCATATTTTAAATCGTTTTGGCTTGATGTTGATTGTGGAATAGATAAGGATTTAAGTGGCAAAGGTTATTTAGACCAAGCTACTGGTTTAGCAGAACTCAAAAAGTTTTGTGAGGCTGTATATTTACCGTTACCGACGGTAGTTAATTCGGGTCGTGGTATCCATGCTTATTGGAGATTAACAGAAACTATTAGTCGTGCCGATTGGAAACCCGTCGCCGACCGCCTTAAAGCCTTGTGTGAAGAGCATAAGTTTAGGGCTGACCCATCCCGCACTGCCGAGAGCGCATCAATCCTACGGGTGCCTGAGACATTTAACTTTAAGCAAGATCCACCCTTGCCTGTAGCAATACTGCAGTTAGCTGGCGAGACATCATACGAAGATATTAAGATGGCTATTGGGGTGTTAATTCGCCCTGATTATATGCCTCGCCAAACAAGTGCCATGGCTCAAGCGGCAATGAGTAATCGTCAAAGTCGGTTCCGTACTATTTTGATGAAAACTACGGAAGGCAAAGGTTGTGCGCAGCTAGAACATATTGCCGTTAATCAAGCGAGTATAGAGGAGCCGCTATGGAGAGCAGGATTATCTATTGCTCAAGCCTGTGTGGATGCAAATGAAGCGATACATATTATCTCGAGTAATCACCCAGAGTATGACCCGTCGGAAACTGAGAGAAAAGCTCAATCTACTAAAGGGCCGTATACCTGTTCAACATTCGAAAAGCTTAATCCGGAAGGTTGTTCGCAATGCCCGCACAAGGGTGAGATATCGTCTCCGATACAGCTCGGTTCTGAAATTGCAGCCAGCCCGCCGAATACACAAATAGAAGCAGAGACTCCTAGTGGAGAGAAACAGAAGTTTAAGATACCTGAGTTTCCTTTCCCATATTTTCGGGGTAAGAATGGTGGCGTTTATAAACAAGGTTCGGACGAAGACGATGAAGCTACATTAGTATATGAACATGACTTGTATATTGTGAAGCGTTTGTTTGATCCCGCAAAAGGGGAGTCGGTATGGATTCGTGCACATTTTCCACAAGATGGCGTAAAAGAATTTGCAATGGCGGCAAATGATTTAATGGCTTTTGAGAAGTTAAAAGATAAATTAGGATATTACGGGGTGTATGGCTCTAAAAAGCAAATGGAAAGCATCACAGCGTTCCTAATAGCTTGTGCCAAAGATTTACAACATAAACAAAGGACAGAAATAATGAGAACACAATTTGGTTGGACAGAAAATAATGCCGAGTTTATTCTTGGCGATAAAGAAATCACTGCAGAAAAAATTAGTTATAGCCCGCCTTCAAGTGCAACGGGTAGTTTAGCTAATTATATGCAGCCGACTGGTACGTTAGAAGGTTGGCAAGAAGTTATTAAAGTATATGATCAAGATGGGTTTGAGCCACACGCATTTGGTTTCTTTACCGCATTTGGTGCGCCATTACTTAAACATTTAAACCTACGTGGCGCCATCATTAACTTGGTAAACAATACATCTGGTACAGGAAAGTCTACTATTCTTAAGGCATGTAACAGTGTTTATGGGCATCCAGATGAGTTGATGCTTCAGTGGAAAGATACGCTTAATGCAATGATTCATCGCTTAGGTATTATGAATAATTTGCCGGTAACGATTGACGAGATTACTAAGCTGTCAGGAGATAACTTTTCAGATTTAGCTTATGGTATTTCACAAGGTCGTGGTAAAAATCGAATGCAACAGCACTCTAACTCTGAGCGGGTTAACCTGACTAAGTGGTCTACGATTGCGCTATGTAGTTCTAATGCAGCGTTTCAAGATAAGTTAGCTGCACTTAAAGCTACACCAGACGGCGAGTTTATGCGCTTGTTTGAGTACCGCATTGAGCAAACTGATATTCTTTCAAAAGAAGACGCCGACGTACTATTTAATAAACTATATTCTAACTACGGTCACGCTGGTCAGCAGTATATTAAGTACCTTGTAGATAACTTAGAAGACGCTATTGAAACGGTAATCGGCGTTCAGAAAAAACTAGATGAGACTATTGGCTTAACTAACCGTGAGCGGTTCTGGTCGGCAGTGGTTGCATGCAATATTGCTGGGGCTTTGATGGCTAAAGATATTGGCGTGTTACCGGCTGATTTTGATATTGGTCGTGTATATCGTTGGGTTGTCAAGGAAGTTAAGGTAATGCGTTCAGAAGTAAAAGCGCCGACAGCGACAAATCAAGCTAGTGTAATTGGTGAATTTATGAATGAACACCGTGCTTCTACTTTGGTTATAAACGGTCAAGCCGATGCTAGATCAGGTATGGAGCAGTTGCCTATTGTAGAACCTAAGTTTAATGATTTGTTTGTACGGATTGAGCCGGATGAAAAGCACATTTATAT